TTACATTGCATTTAAAACATACTCTATCAGACATTCCTTTGGTATTTTAATTAATTTTCCATTTCTTATAGATTTTATTTCTCCAGTTTCAGTTTTCTTTATAAGATTACTTTTGCTAATCCCTAAAAAATCAGCAGTATCTTTTGTTGATATGAAAAATGGAAGTTTCTCTAATTGTTTTTCTAATGATGCTCTCATTTCTTGTGCTGTCATTTCCATCACTCCTATTGTTCTATACAAATTTTACAATCTGTTTCTGGACAATATATTTCTCCATTATTCCACTTTTTATTTGAATTAAATTGATGTCCACAATTACATTGATATAGGTAGTTATTGCTTTTTATTTGATTTTTACCATTTCTTTTTTTTAATTTAGGTTTCAATCTTTTATAACTTATATTAAATTTAAAATTGACACTATTTCCGAAATATTGGTGCTTACCTAAACCTGTGTAAAACATTTTCCAATTTATTTTACAAGCCTTTCTATTATTGCTTTTTGAATATTTTTTTGCTAGTTTAATAATTTCTTTACTTATTTTTTTAGCCATTCAAATTCACCCATTCTTTTTGCTCTTTCTTCGTTTTTAAAATTTTTACTTCAGCCCACATTACTTCTGATAACCATTCTCCTAAAAGTTCATTTAATTTATCATCACTATTTACTATTTCTTTTGCTTCTTTTTCTGTATAATCCCAATCATCAACTAAATCTATAACTTTTGCATTAGTACTATGACTATTACTTAATAAAAATCCAACTCTATATTTACTCACTTATTCCTCCTGACATTCTATAATTCCAATACCTTAAATAGCCAAGTCTATAAATTTTTGATAGAACTATATCATTCACAGGTTTAGCTTCTTTGTTTATTTTTGGTTTTCTATAACATTCAATCGTTCTATATGGAATACTACATTTCTTTTCTACTGCTATTAAAATTCCACATTCTTTTGGAATTAATTCTAATGCTTTCTCTTTCATTTCTGCTGGAAAAGCATAGTAAAAATTTTTTATATTCTCATCTTTATGTTGATGTTTTTTCTTAAAATCAGCTTTTAAATCAGATAAAGATATTTTTATTTCAACTTCTGTTAAGTAATGATTTTTAGTAACAATCAACATATCACATTCATGATTTACTATATTTTTCCAGATCATAGGATTTACTTCTGTGTCTAGCCATCCATTATTTTTAGTTACTCTTGGAACAATTGCTAAACTTCCACTTTCAAAATATCTATAAATTAATGTTTCCATTTTATTTGTGGTCATTCCTCATCAACCCACTCAGCGACTCTTTTAAGTTCTCTTATTCTTCCAAATCTTACATCTTCCTCACAACCACAAATATACTTTATAACTTCTTCTTCTTGCTGAGTTCCATCTATTGCACAACCATTTTTATCAATATCAACAAGACCTGTATAATATCCTAGAATCTTTTCTCCACATTTTTTACACTTCCACATTATAGTCAGCTCCTCTCCTTAATTGTTTTTTTTAATAAAACCATTAGTATCCTAGTTGTTCATGTAAGTCTGGATTTTCAAAAATGTTGCCAACAATTTCAAAGTCTCCTTCTCTTTCTGAAAGGTGTTCTGTAATATTTTCATAAGAAACACGATAAGTCCCATCTTCATCATCATAGGAAATTAATCCATAAATATCATCTATACCATCATTGAATTTAATTACATCTGCTTCATAAAGCTCTTGACCTGCTTTGTCTTTTGCTCCTGAAAATTGTAGAAGCTCTATATCTTTAAATTCAGCAGTTTTATAATTTTCATTAAATAGATTACCATCTTCTGTGTATCTTATATATTCATAGTTGAAATCTATTCCAATAATAGCAACCATCTTCTTTTCTTTTTTTAACCAGGCTTTCATTTTAAATTCCTTCATTTTTCTCCTTTTTTTATCTTATACAATTTAGCTTTTAATTTAACTATTCCTATTCCAACTTTCGTTAAATCTGCATCATCTTTTTTTAATTCGTAACGATTTAATTGTCTTAATTCATTCTTAGTTACACAAATTAAATTTTCTAAATTAAAATTAGTTTTATCTCCATCAGCAAAAATAATTACATGTCCTTTTGGGATTTCCCCATTTACTCTTTTCCAAATTATTCTTTGTTTATATTCCCAAGTGTTTGGAGCTTCAGTCTTTATTAATGTATAACCATCTTTAGTGATTGATTCAGTTCCTATGGGTTTTTCCAACCATTCTACTTCTCCATTTTTATCATATTTTCTAGGTTTTACTCCTGTTTTTTTCCCTTTGTTCCAAGGAATGAAACCTCTTTTAAAAGACCCTCTATTAGTTTTTACATATTTATAATCTATATTTACTTTTCTTAAACATTTTCTAAAATAACTTAAACTAATAGAATCTATTTTGTATTTGACTTGAAATAGTTTTACTAATTCTTTATAAGTTTTTTCTCCATTGAAGCTCTTTAAAAATGTTATTTGTTCTTTAGTAAATTTCATATTTATCCCTCCAGCATTTCAGGAAATTTTACATCTGCTCCTTGCATAGAATCTTTTGCTTTTATTGCTTGTAATGCTAGATGAGCATTTCCTACTATTGCAGATGCAACACTTACTATTGCTTTTGTTCTTATTACTTCTGTATCTAATTTTTCACCTTCTAGCTCTTCTTCATTTAATCTTTCTAGTTGAGCAAAAAGATAATTATTTAAGTCAATTAGTGTATTTTTCATTTTTAACTCCTTTTAAAAAACTTTGTTATATGCTGCTTTTGTTAAACCTTCTGTTTCATCTAAATAAATTTGAGTTGTATCTAATTTCTTATGCCCCAAAAGATTTTTAATATCTATTATTGACATTCCTTTTTTCCAAGCTGTTGTTGCGAATGTTCTTCTGAATCTATGAGGATGAACATTTTTAACTCCAGCCTCTCTTCCAGCTTGTCTAATCATTATTTCTACACCACTAATTTGCAATTTTTTATATGGTTTTAAAAGAGAAACAAAAATATGTTCATCATTTGTATCTAAATTTTCTCTTTCTTCTAAGTATTCTTTAAGATAAAACTCAGCTTCTTCATTAAAATATACAGTTCTATATTTTCTACCTTTTTCAAATACAGTTATAGTTTTTTCTGAAAAATTTATATCATCAAATTTAAGTCCACACAGTCCCCCAACTCTTATCCCAGAATGCAGTAATAGTTCAAATATTGCTCTATCCCTTTTATTAGTAAAAACCTTTCTTATTTTTGCTAATTCTGTTGCAGAAAAAGCTTTTTTCTTTTCTCTAACTTCATTTATCTTTTTTACTCTAGCCATAGGGTTTTTAACTATAAAATCAAACTCTTGCAAAAAAGTAAAAAATGAACTTAAATTTCTTCTAAGATTATTTGCTGTAGTTGATGTAACTTTATCTTTATACATTTTTGCCCCTAAAAAGCTTATAACATCATTAGAAGTCACACTTTGAAAAGGTTTGCTTCCTAAAAATTCATTAAAATTTTCAAGAGTTAAAACATAATATTTTAATGATTTATCACTTAAGTTCTGTACTTTTTTCTGTATTACAAACTGTTTAATTAATTCTAAATTTCCTTGCCCATCACTCACTACTAAAGCATTTTCATTTCTATAAAGAATATTTCTTAAAATACTCTCTATTTTAAAAGCTTCATCATCTGAAAAACTCTTTAATAGTTCATATTTAAATTCTGTTATTAAATTTTCTTCCATCATTAACTCCTAGATATTGCCACTAATGCTATAATTAAATGTATCCCATCTTCCAAATATTTCTCCTGTTAAAGAATTTTTGTTTTCACATTTTGCTTTAGCTCCAACAATAGTCAACTGAACATAAGCCATTTGAATAGTATTTTCATCTAAATCACTACAATTAATAAAAATTCTTTTTTGATAATTAATTCCTTTTTCTTTTAATACTGCTAATATTCCCAGCATTAAACAACCTGAACCACATGCAGCATCAATTATTTTTATTCTTTTTTTTGAATTTAATTCTTTTATTAATTCATTAACTCTTGTTTCTGCCATAAGTTTTGAAAGGTGAAATGGTGTAAAAAATTGACCTTTCATTTTATTGTGAATACCTAATTCATGATATATTTTCCCTAAGTAATCATCTATTTCTTTTTCAAATAACATTACCAGTTCAGCATGACATTCAAGAAAAACTTGAATTACTCCTTTACCATGTTTATCTACTATTCTTTTAAATTTTTCTTCCCTATCTGAATAACCTACTTTATTGCAAGTATTTGCATAAGTATAAAACATACATCTTACCCAATCAAAGAATATTTCATCATAGTTATATTTATGATCCAGATCTTGTATTTTTTTTACTATATTTTTGATTGAAGCTTCTCTAACTATTTCTTTCTTAGGAAGCTGTCCAAATCCAAAAAGGTTTAAGTTATCCTCCATTTTATCCTCCTAATTTTTAGTTTCTTTTTCCATAGTTTTATTTATTGCTTGCATTAAATCAAAGCCATTTACAGTACTCTTAATTTTTTCCTGCCATTTATCCCATATCATTTGACCTTTTTCGTCATACTTTTCTTTTATTTTTTCATCTTTAATTAGAGAAATGATTTTATTTGTTTCAAATGCAAAACCTATCATAGTCAAATGATTTTCAATATTATAAGGTTTTTCATTTATACATTTTTCTGCAACTTCATAATATTGTTCAAGTAAAACTTCTTCAAATGCTTTTTTAGTCAGATTTTCTACAATTTTTTCAAGTTTTTCTTTTATTTCTTCTTTTCTTTCAAAGTTTTCTTTATTATCCATTTTTATTCCTTCTCCTCTATATTATTTTTTTCAAATTCTTCCCAACTTTTTGAGAAAATATGATTAGCAAATGCTTCTTTTAATCCATTCATTTGTTTTAATCTTATAACTTCATCTAAGTCCATTCCTAAATGCTCAGATATTTCATAATCATTCCATCCCTTTTCAAAAAGAGATAAAACAATTTTTGCCATATCAGGAATTTGATGTGTTCCCCTGGCTCTATTGAATTGAATTGTTGCAGCAACTCTTTTTTTAATATCATGTTTTAAAACGACAACTGGAACTTCTTCTAGTTCTAATTTAAGAGAAACAGTATATCTATGAAAGCCATCAACAATAACATATTTATCATTTTCTTTATCGTATATACAAATAATAGGCATACAGAACCCATTATCTATAATAGACCTTTCTAATAATTTCATCTCAGGTTTTGCTACTTTATTTGGATTGTAGTCATTAGCCACAACTTTATTTATATCAACCATTTGAACATTTAAAACTTCCATTGATACCTCTTTCATCTTTTTACCTCCAATAAGTTATTATATTTTTTCATTAGATGCTGCAATTTTTCATTGTCTTTTTTATTTTCTCCAAAAGATAATCTTTTCATATAGAAATCATTTCTTTCAATTGCTCTTGCAATCCTTCGCCAAGAAATAACTTTTTTTTGTTGTTCAAGTTTTAATTCACACTCTTGTGGAATAATATCTATATTTTCATGTGTTTTATACCATTCCATGAACTTTTTAATTTTTCCATAGTAATGAAGCATTAAATCTCTATTATAAAGTCCAAGACTTTCTAATAAGAATACAGTATATTGTTCCCAAGACATGAAATCTGGTTTAAATGATTTTATATTTCCTAGTGCATAACTTCTACAATAGATATTTCCAAAATTAACTCCATTAACTCTATTTAAAATTTTTTCCCAGGTATCAGCTTCAAGAGCTTTAAACTGGTCCAGTCCATTTCTTTGGTCATCTCCATAAGGTTGACACAGTCTTTGCTCATGAATAGATAATCCATTTTTATACATTAATTCATAGATTTTATTATATTTTAAATCTAATAATGATATAGCTCCCCAAACATCTTGGGTTTTAAAGTCATATAATGGATAAAAGTTAAAAGTATTTTTATAAATTTGAGTGGTCCAGGGTTTATTTTCAAACATCACTTTATTTTTAGGTAATGCAATTGTCCTAAATCTGTTAAGACTTTCATCAGCTCTTATTCCAACTCCAACAGCACACATTCCACCTTTAGTATCTGCATACCATTTATTGAAAGAAGGAACAAATTCTTCAAACTCCATAACTCTATCATAAAATGGTAGATAATTATTTGTTAGATTTACACTGTCTTCTGGTAAATCTCTTACCCATAATTCTTTATCTTCTGGTTTCCAGCAGATCCATTTTGGTTGCAAAACAGATACTGCATTTCTTAAATAAAGTGGTAAAGCTATATGATAGAAATCTCTAATTTGACTTAATTCTTTTAGTTCATACACATGTTCAATAGTATGTTTATATTGGGCTTCTAAATCAATATACATAACATCAAAAACTTTATTAAGTTTTTTAGCTACTATATTAGCTATTTGTATCATCAATGAACTGTCTTTTCCACCACTAAAAGAAAAACAAATATTATCAAAATTATTAAAGATAAATTTATATCTATCTCTTGCAGCAGATAAAACATCTTGGTCTTTATATATCTTCATAGTTTCTCCTCAATTTCTTGTATGGTTTTTTGTTTTAATTCCCATAAGAAATCTTCTTTTTTCTTTAAATTATTTTGGATCATTTCGTCTAATCCAAATGTAGAAATTAAATAGAATATTCTACAATCTTCTTTCTGTCCAGTTCTATATATCCTGCTTTCTGCTTGGTCCATTAGTGCATAATCCCAAGATAAATTATAAAAAATAATTATATTTGAACTTTGTAAATTTAGCCCAAATGTATGTTTTTGTAAACTTAGCAAAGTATATTCACTAAATTCATTTTTTAATATTTCTTCTTCAACTAAATATTTATAGAAAATAATTATTTTTTTTATTGGAACTCCTTCGTTTTTAAGATTATTTAAAAGATTTTTTAATTCTTCTTTTTTATTTAAACTAGCAGCATAAGAATGTTGTAATTTTTGAAGATTTCCTAATAGTTGTCCATCTTCTGTCCTGATACCTTCAATAAAGATTTCTTTTAAAATAAGGTATTCGTCAATTATTTTATCTTCTGCTCTATATTCAATTATTTTAGTTTCCTTTTTTACATTTAACTTTAAGTCGCTTTTATAAATAAAAGGACTTATTAAACTAAATAAATAATCAAGATTAGTGAAACCTTCTAGCCATCTTTTTTGAATTATACGATTTTTGACAATTCTTTTTTCAATAACAAAAGTATTATAGAATTCGTTATAATTCATTTTGAAAATCTTCTCACTCAAAAAATTAAATTGATTGTATAAATCCAGGTAATTTTTTGAAAGAGGAGTACCATTTAAAATTAAACGGTACTTTGCTTTTCTTCCAATTGTTGTTATTCTTTGAGTTCTTACACAGTAATTTTTTATTTTTATGCTTTCATCTACAACACAGAAAAATTTACAATTAGAATATTTATTTAATAATTCAAAGTAAGTTTTTTTAGAATTACTTAAAGTTTCTATTCCCACTATTTCAACTTCATATTTTAAGGAACATTTTTCAAGTTCTTCTTTTAAATTTTTCTTAGTTTGACAAGGTGTAAACCATAAAACTTTATCTATATCTTCTCTTGAATTTATAATCCCAACAGCAGTTTGAGTTTTTCCTGTTCCTGCTTGCATAAATAAAGCTCCAACTTTAAATCTTTTTAATTTTTTTATACAATTTAATTGATCAGGCAAGTAATTCCTCATCTATTTCAACCTCTTTAAAAATTTTTTCTGGAATGTAAGTTTCTAATCTTTCTATATCATCATAAAAATTTATTTCTGCTTTATCTAAAAGCTCAATTAAATTAGGCATTGATAAAATTAGTTCTTTTTTCTTATTAAGAAATACTTTTCTTGGAAACTCGTCATTATTTTGATATGAAATTACTACACTTTCACGCATTTTATTTACCAATACTTTTGGATACCAGAAACGATAATCTTCAAATAAACCTATCTCAAATTTAAATAAATATGCTTTTTGAGTTTCTTTTTCTATGAAAAGTCTTTCAAGAGAGATTTCAAATTTTTGCCACTTATTAGTCTTTTCCATTTTATCTCCAATAGTTACATGAGAATTCTTCTTCAATATTAGTATTTTTAATAACTTTATTCGTTCCTATATCTATTTGTATAAAGGATTCTATTTCTTCAGTAAGTTCTCCTGCTAAATTTTTTAAGTTATAAGGATCTAAGTAAAGTCTAAAATTTTTATTAAAAAATCTATTTATCCTTTCTAAAATTTCATCATATGTTCCAGGTTCATCTATATATATTTTTTTATTTAAAATAGAACATTTTCCATTGTTATAATTGGAACACCACTTACAAACTTTTTCCATTCATTACTCCTCACAGATTTATCACTTCTACATCAGAAATTGTATAGAATGATGGTTCATGATTAAATTCTTTTTGAAAGTCTAATACAACCCTTTTTAATCTTTCTTCAAGAATTTCTTCTTGTTCATTTGTCAATTCCATATAACCTTCTGAAAACTCTCCAACTTCATCCCAAGCACTTTCTTGTAATCTTTCAGCAACAGAATTGGCTAATCCACCACAATCTTCTTCATATTTGTTTGCAACTCCTAAATAGAAAATAGATAAATTTTCTTTTATTTCTTTTGCTTCTTCTCTTGCTGCCTGAATAGCATCTTCTCTTGTATCAAATAAATCACTTGAATAATAATCTCCATCAAAACTATAACAATATTGTTTATTCATCATATTCCTCCTATAATTCCACTAATTCATCAACTTTTATTTCTTCTAAATATAATCACTGAAATCATTTCTTTTCTTATATGCTCCAAGTTTTTGTAATATTTTTTCTTCATTTTTTCCTATGAAATATTTTTCATAACACTTGTTATAGGTCATTATTGCACAATCTGTTATTTCTCCACTAATACAAGCACAATCTTCACCAGTAAAATTCCTTGTTAAAGTTTTTTTCTCTTTGAAAAATATTATAAGTTTATATATTTTAGTCATTTATTTTCTCCTAGTAATTCTGGATTTTCATAAATATTTCCTATTATTTCACTAATTTCAAAAGTTTGATCTATAAAATCCATGTAATTTTCTGTGAAGTAAGTTTTTTCAAATAGAAGCTGACTTATTACTAATTCATCTCTTTTTCCTTCTCTTTCAATTACACCTATGTTATAGAATTCTTTTGTTCCATCTATACTATCATCTTCAAATTTAACAATATCTCCCTCATAAATATCTTTTCCATTTTTATCTTTTAATCCTATGCATTGCATAAGTTCAACATCTTTAAATTCAGCAATTTTATAATTTTCATTGAACAAATTATCATCTTCTGTATATCTTATATATTCGTAGTTAAAATCTATTCCAATTATATTTACCATTTTATTTTCTTTTTTTAACCAGGCTTTCATTTTAAATTCTTTCATTTTTTATTATTTTTTCCTTTCTGGATATCCTAATACCCAATTTAATAGATTAATTTCTTCTAAAAGATAATCACCAATTCCTGGACAATTTTTCCATCCTTTATATGATTTATTTAATTCTTTTAATTTTTCTAATACTTCTTTCCTTGTTTTCATATTGAAATAAGGATTATTTTCTTTTTCTTTATCCATTATTCCTCCTACAAAAGTTCAGAAATTGCTATATCTTCATATACCCAAGTCATGTACTTATTGGATAAATCAAATAATTTATTTAATTCTTTTTCATCAATTCCAATCTTTCTAGCAATCCCTCTCATTTTAGCAGTATTTAAATCTTTTACCATTCTAGCCCATGAACCAAGTGTTCCCATGAAACCAGCTGGAAGCCTTTGTTTAATATCATCAAGAGTTAAAATCAATTTTTCACTAATTCCATTGAGACATTTTTCAGTTTGTTTTCCAATCACGTCTCTATAAAATAAGTTACTTTCAACATCTTCTCCTTCATCTTCAGACTCAAAATAAGTATTAAATATTTTATCTGCTACTGCTCTTGTTTTACTAATTAACATGAACTTATCAAATTTGATATAGCCTTCATTTTCTTTAATTTCTTTATCCCAAACCTCTTTATGTTTTTGACAAACAATTGAGATATTTAAAAGAGTCGTAGCAAACTTTGTAGCAAGAAGTTTTTCATCAGCTGGTTTTTTAATTATTTCAATTTCTTTTTTTTCATTTATTTTTATTTCCCTTTTCTCTGTTTTCTTTGCTTTCCTCATTCTTGACACCTTTCTCTGCCATAAGAGCAGCCAAAGCTAGTTTTAAAATATCCATAGAATCACATCCAACTTTCTAAAAGTTTAAATATAAAATTTATTTTATTTTTTAAATTTTCCAAAAAGCTAATTTCTATATAATCTACTTCAAAATTTTTCATTTTTTTCTTTTCATAAGCTAGTACAACAGCTTGATTAAAATCTTGTGTTAAATACTCTCCATTGACAAGGTAAGTATCTCCCCATATTTTTCTTATTTCTAGCATTAATCCTCCTCTATATCCAACCATAATACTTTGACTGACCTTGAAAGCCTTTTAAAACTTCTACTCCTATAAAGTCAAAACCATTTGTTCCTTTACTACACCATCTCTTTTCATATTCATTAACTTCATTTATTGTTCCAGTGAAGTCCCAACTTGAATATGAACCATTTCTATTACAAGCACTTAACTGATTTATTCCATAAATTTCTTTATATAAAATTGGTCTACTTACTTTCTTTTTAAATATTCCAAATTTATCTTTTATATTTTCTATTTTTCTTATTTTTAACATCTTATTCTCCTAAAATGTGTTGACACTACAAATAACTTTCTGTTAAAATAAAACTGTTTCGGGGCTTTATCAACACGAGCAAGTTATTTGCAGTGTAAAATGATAAAGTCTTTTTTAGACGAATTTATTTAAAACCTTTATGAAAACTTTAAGTTCCTCTACTTCATTTCTTAAACTAACAATTCTTGCAATTCCTAACATAGCAACAGCTGCATCATCATTAATCAATGATTCATTATATTTAATAATTGCTTCTGCTTTTTCTATTAAAGTTTTTTTATTAATCATAGTTCCTCCATAAGTTTTTGTAGACTGTTAATATATTCAGTCAATTCTTTTTTATATTCTATTTTTTCTTCCTCTTTTAACTTCTTAGCTCTTTTTTCCATTTTTTTTATTTTGTTAAAATTGAAATATCTTTGACCTTCAACTTTAACTTCAATTATTTCTTCTTTTTTTGGAGGAGCTAAAAGCTCTTTTATTTCTTTAACTTTTGAAACATCTGTGCTTAGTATAGCTTTTACATCTTCAAGTCCTACCGAATTATGTGATAAAACCTTAATTGCTTGATCTGATAAGCTAAAAATTTTATCTTTATAATCAGGAACCCAAAGATATAAGTCCCAACGCTTTAAGAATACAGAAATCATGTCTTTTGTAAAACCTGCACTCTCATACCAAGCCATAAAACTTCCAGAAGGTTTTAATAGTTTTTCTATTTCAGCTAAAGAACTACATATATCAAATAGATTATTTTTATATTTTCTAAAAGTATTTAGAAGCTTTGCTTCTTGTTCTTCTACTTTTTGTTTTTCATCATCAGAAATTTCGTAACTTCCGAAATCAAATTTTCTTAATTGACTTCCAGCTATTGCATCTTCAAATGCTTTCATTACATTATTTTCATTACTCATCTTCTATTTCACCCCACACTTTTATAAAAACATTTTTTATTTGCTCTAATTCTTGAGCTCTTCTTTCCCAAAGTAAAGTACCTTTTTCAATTAAGTTTAAAATTAATGAAGATTGCTTAATTGGAATAGATAAAAATACTCCTGAACGATTTAATTTTTCTTTTAAAAAAGTATAAAAATCTTTTTCTATCTTTGTTCTTCCCACTCTATTAGGAATAACAGCTCTAATCTTAGATATATCTGTTTTTTTAAGTAAGTTTAAAATAGAATTTGTTGTAACTGAATCCAAGAAAGTTGGAACAATTATATGTTCAGCTACATCAACAAAGACATTATCCAAGTTCATTACTGGTGAACCATCTATGATGATATGTTTAAATTCCTTTTTTAAAATGTTAATCTGTTTCTTAAATTTTTCATCAAGATTTCCTTTTACTTTATAGTCTTGAAGATGCAAGAAAAATAAATTAGGTCTTAATTTTGTTAACTCATAATTTTTTCCTTCCAATAAATCTTCAAGTCCTTTTTTATTAGTATCTTTAATTTTTATTCCAGAATAATTTAAAATATTATTCTGAGAGTCTGAAGTTAATATCAAGACCTTTTCATTTTGAAAGGCTTTGTATGCTGCTAATTGTAAAGCTATCCAGCTTTTACCTACTCCACCTTTATTATTTTTTACAAGTACGACTCCCATAATCTCCTCCTATTTTTTAATTGTTTTATTGTTCTTTTTTGCAAAAAAAATTTTATGATTTTGTAAATTTATTAATTTTACTCCACTAGCTTTCAACTCTATTAATGGAATACTTTTATGCTGCTTTTTATTTTCTAATACAAATACTCCGTCTTTTCTTCTTTTTACAATTCCACATAAAATTAAATTTTCATCTTTTGTTGCTAATAGATAATCATCTGTGTATATATATTTTTTATTTTCCTTTATTCCTGTACTCTCCAACCAAATGACATCTTTAAATTCAAAAGTTAATTCTTCATTTTTGTTTATTCCTGTTATTTTTTTACTTTCAAAGTTTATGTTTAAAACTTTATAAACTCCCCCAGTAATAATGCTGTAAAATTTTCCACGTAATTTCATTCAATTACACTCCTTTTTTGTTATAAAATTCAGGTTCTTTTAAAGTCTTTATTGTTCCAGTTTTTATTAAATATAAATGACAGAGTAACCTACCATAACTGGAGCAATATTTATATTTTTCAAAGTCCAATTTTTCATTATCAGAAAGCATTTCATTAACTTCTTGAAATTCTTTTTGAACTTCAACCCATTTTTCAAAAGGCATATTGATTTTTATTGTTGACATAAACCTCCTTTAAATTAAACCTTTTTCTTTAAGCTCTTGAAAAATAAAAGAACTAATTAATCTATAATACATAAATTCACTTTTATTTTTTAATTCAGAAAAATGTTTAATCTTATGCTTTTCTAATATATCTAGTTCAATCTTTTTTTGTTGTTCTAGGGAAAGTCCTTTAAAAATTTCAAGATATTTTTCATTGTTTTCACTCTCCTTTTTTTCTTCATTTTTTAAATTTTCCTGTTCAATTTCTCTCCTTTTAATTTCTTTAAGGTTAATTTCAACAGTCCCTTTAAAGAGATGTTCAGAGAAAATAGCAGCTATATTTTTTACTCCTGGTTTATTTTTTAAAATATCTATTTGTTCTTGGAAGAGTTTTAAAAGATATCCCAAAGAGTTAATCTTTAATAACTCAATAATTTTATTTTCATGCTTCTTAGAAAAATCAATTTTATTTTCTTTGAACCATTCTTTTATTCTTTTTAAATCTTCAGAACACTCATATGATTTATTATGTTCTTTATGATTTAATTTTTTATTTAAGTTATTTATTATATATTCTTTATTGTTGCCGTTTTCAGACAAACTAGTTTGACTATTTTTAGCAGAATAGTTTGTCTTTTTTTGACAATCCAGTTTGCTGTTTTCAGACAAACTAGATTGCTGATTTTGGAAAACTAGATTTTCAATCATTCCATAGTTGACTTTAAAATATCTTTTGCAGGGAACTCCTTTATTTTTTTGTTCTAATATTTTTAAATCAATTAATTCTTTGATTATCTTATCTTGCTTGTGTCTACCAAGCCCTGTAAGTTCTCCAATTTTTTCTATGGTTTGATAGAACCAACCCTCATTATCTGCTAGTCCGTCAGATGCTTCTATAAGAATTGTTACTAAGAAGGCTGATTCTATTCCAAGTTCTTTAACAATTTGTTTATTCAATGTGTAATAGTTACTGGACATCAATAACTGCTTAAATGTTTTTTCTTGCATTTTATCCAGCTCCCTATTTTTAATCTTTTAATATGTCCTTTAAAGTCCAAATTTCTATATTTTTATTGCTTATATATTGCCAAAGAACTTCATCATTATTACCAGCATCTAATTTTTCTTGATATTCTTTTAAAAGGTCACTTCTTAAATCTTCTAATTGTTTTATTTTATTTTCAATATATTCACTACTTTTCATAATATTATCCTTTCTTTAATTAATTACTTCATTCCTTTATAAAGTTTTTCAAGTTCTTTCATTGCTTCCATTAATTTTGGATGCTTAGAATTCATTATTTTATTTTTTGTTTCTTCATACCAATTTTTGCTAATATCACTATTGAAATAATGTATTCTTTGTATTCCTAATAAATCCATTTTTACTTTTCCTGGTAATTCCACCAAAGCAAATATTATTTTTGTAGTTTCATCTATAAAATATAAGTCCTTTTCCATTTTTAACACTCCTTAAAATCTTTTTTTAATTTCTTTTACAAATTCAGTATCAACATTCAAAGCACAAGGCTCAATATTGAACTTTTCAGGAAGAATTGAATATTTAATGTCAATCTCCTTTTTTGCTTCTTCCATACTTGTAAAAGCTGAAAGTATAACATTATCATCATTAGTAATGATATAAATTGTTCTAAATGTTTTGGGTGCTTTATCTTTTTTCTTAGGCATTTTTTTCACCTGCAATCTTACAAAGATAACCTAGTTTTTTAAGCTCTTCCTTGATTTCAAGGTATGCTACATCTCCATATTTTTTAATTAATTCTTGTAGTTCCGATAGTTTCATAAATCTTCCTCCCATTCTTTTGGGAATACAGAAAATATCTTGTAATTTTATAATAATTATGCTATAATCATTTATATCAATAAGGGGATAATTATTAAATAATTACTTCTTTGAAAGAAAAGAGTACTTTGGTCGGTGGCTCTTTTTTTATTTTCTCCATAACTTCAAATCATCTTTACACTCATCTAAAAACTTCTTAATTTTCTTACCCAACAAATACCAAGTAATCAAATAAAGTATTAAATTTATAAAAAAACAAATAGTTATCAAGAAACAAATAAGTAAAAAACTTTTAATCATTACACTTCCTTATTTTAAATTTTCTATATTCCTCCTAAAATTTTTTGTTTTTAATAACATATTATAAAATGTAAATAATTAATTATAATTTGTTTATTACATTTTATAACACTGTTATAACATATCATAAAGTGTATTGTCAAGAACTTTTTGCAAATTATAATATGCAAAAAATAATTTTTAATATTTTTATTTATATGTTATACTAAGCATAACAACAATAAAATTTAAAACAAGGAGGAACATAATATGTTAAAATCTAATCTTGGACATACTATGCTAGACAATAAGATAAAAAGTGTAGCTGAACTTTCACGAAAAGTTGACATCAGTAGAGAAACTCTAAGAAAAATTTATAATGGTCAACGACTAGAAACAGTAAGTTTTGAAATCGTTGTAAAATTATGTGATTTTTTTAAATGTCAAATTAAAGATATAATTGAGTATATTCCAGATGAAACTACTCAAGATTAATTTAATCTTTCAATAGCACAGCCCACAAGTAATGAATGCTTGGGGAAGCAGTTTGTGAGCCATGCTATTCAAAGATTATTTTTTATTTAAGGAGTTGATTTTTTATGTCTTATAAATTTTCTAAAGAAGATTTGATAAAAATAAAAAATCTTAAAAAATTATCAAATGCTCAACTTAAATTTATTTCCTCTATTAATTCTCAAATATCTTTTATTGATACTGGAATATTAAAAAGAATAAAACAAATTCAAAATATAGATTACAATATTATAGAAAAAATAAAGCTAAATATTCCTAAGATAGATATTAGTGCCATTCAAAAAGCTATTTTAGAAATATCAAATTTTCACAATAAATTTTATTCAGCTTCTAATTTAAAACTTATAATAGAATTACAAAATACTTTTGCTAAAATAAATATTATCAATAAAGATTATTTTAAAATATTTTCTCAATCTTCTTTTGAAACCTCTAAAGATAATAAAGATAAAAGAGAAAATGAAACAATAGAGTTATTAAATTCAATTTCAGAAGACATTGAAGAAAATTTAACAAAAGAGGATATTGAAAAATTCTCCTCTATTGACGAGTTTAATTCTATTGAGAAAAATGCCAAAAACTATAATAAAATGTTATCTAAAAAAGATATTGTAATTCTCATTTCAATTTTTTGTTATCTTTTAATAATATTTGAAAAAGAATTAATTATTCAACTTCCTGTTTTAATAAAAGAATATTTTGGAAAAGCAGGAATATGGTTCTTAGATAGAAAGGAAGCTATCCTTGCTTTAATTGGAATATGTATTACTCATATTATTGATAAAGATGATAAGTAAAATTAATCCTCTTTTTTTAGTTGTTGTAATTTTTCAAAAGTTACAACACTTTTTTCTATAAGATTTTTTATTCTTTTTAAAATAAAAAACGAAATTAAAAAATAGAATATCCCATTAAAAATAGAAGCAGCTAATGTGCATAAAATAATAACTTTTAACATGTTACCTCCTAAATTAACTAATAAAAAATTTTATTAAAAAAAATAATAAAACAAAAAATATACAAAAATTAAAAATTGATGAAAATAAAAATATTAAAATGATATAACTAAAAATTTCCAATTGTCCTCCTATTCTACTTTAAGATTTTTTAATGTGTTTTCAGGGATTTTTAGAATACTTTCAACTTTCTTTAAAACTTCTTTGTTTTTCTTTTTTATGTGATGCCACATTAATTGTCTGGACATATTAAGTTTATTTGCAAGTTGATTAATTTTTATATTTTTTTCAATGCATCTTATTTTTATAAATTTCTCTATATCCAAATTATCCATAGTTACCTCCTTTTATTTATATTAATAAATTAAAATATTTACTAAGATTTTAATAAAAAAAGGGGGTTGAATATGGAAGAAAAAATAAAAGAATTAGGACTTTATATTGATGAGCTAAGACAACAAAGAAATTTAGGTTTTAATCAATTAGCTAAAAAAAGTGGAGTTAATGTAAAAACTTTAAATGAAATAATGTATGGTAAAGCAAGAAGAATAAATCCTACATACTTAATTCAATTAGCAAAAGCATTAAGAGTTCATTATAAAGAATTTTATTGGATTGTTGGGTATTTACTTCCTGAAGATGATATTGTAAAAAATAAAAAAGAAAAGAATTTTAATTTTATTAACAGTAAAATTGGGGATAATAATATTATGGTAGGTGGAAATATTACAAACTCTAATATTAATTCAACAATAAAAGAAGAGGAAGAATATATACTTGATTTAAGTAGACTTGATAAAGCAGATGCAGAAAGTATTAAGAATATATACAATTCATTATTAAAAAAATAATTTTGAAAGGGGGGATAAAATGGGAATAAGTTGTTTTAAAAGTGAAATTGGAGATAACAATATTATTGTTGGTGGCGATTATACAATTAATCAAAATACTTTTTCAAAAGAAGATATTTTAAAAATTTTCAATAATTACTGTGATTATTATTATGCTAAGTGTCTTATTGCTTATAGGTTAAGACTACATAACTTCATTTTAGATGCTTTACCTTACTATGAATGGACTTCTGAGGAAGAACAAGATTTTTTTATTGTATTAGGAGATACTTCTGAATTTTTAGATGAACAAATTGGTTATTATAAAGCAGCTATTGATGCTTTACCAAACTCTGTTGATGGAAAAAGACTTAAATGGGCGTATATAAAATGTAAAATTATTAAATTTTTTAGAGAATTATTTCCAGTAAATAATTAAAAAATAAATATCAAATTTTATTAGGGAGAAAAATATGAGAGTTTTAGGAACTATTATAACACTTCTTTTTTTAATTTCATTTATAACACTAATTGTCAGTTTTATAGGAGGGAAGATTTTAAAAAATGAAAAACTTAAAAATTTAATTAGAAAAAGTCTAATCGCATCTATTTTAACTTTTATATTGTTAGTAATAGTTGCTTCACTTGATGAGAATGTTGAAAACAAAAAAGAAAATTCAGAACCAAAAACTATTAAAACTACTAAAACTGAGAATAATGCTAAACCCGATAATAATGTAAAATTTAAAGGAGATTTAATTGTTACAAATGAAGATAGAAAGTTAAAAGTAAATTTAAATACTAATTCTCCAGATGATGCTATATTTACTGTTTTTGTAACTACTAGTGATTTTAATACTCTTTCTGAAAATATTATAATAAAAAATGGAAAAGCAGAGCAGATCTTTAACATCCCAAAAGAATGGGGAAATATTACAGTTGCTGTATCAGCTGTTCTGACATTTAAAAATAATGAAATTAAACAACCTGAAAAAATAAAAGAATTTTTTAAGAATGAAGGAGTTATATTAGAAACAAAGACTATTGACATTCCTTCAAAAGAAATAGTTCAACAAACAAAAGAAAATACTTATCAGAATACTAAAAAAGAATTAATTAAAGCATCAAATGGATTAATCCTTAAAATAGAAGAATTTCAAGATGAAAATCGTGTAGCAGTTATAGTAATTTTTGACAATATATGGTATCAAATAGAAAAATATGAAAAAGAGGAAATAGCAAATACTTTAGATCCTGCCTTAAAAAATTTAGTTGCTTCCACTAAAAATATTAGCCCAGATAAAGTTTTTGTGTTTTATCAAAATAAAAATCATAAAGACCTTGTAAATAGAACTATGTTTGGGAATCTTGAAATCATAGAGTAAATGGTAAGGAGGAAAAATATTTTGAAAAAAAATAATAACAAGAAAAAAAATGAAAAAAAAGATAAGAAAAATTTTAAAGACCTATCTTTGTATCTTGAACTTTTTAAATTTGAATACGAAGCTTCAAAAGCAAGAAAAACAATTTTAGAGAATAAAGCCTATTTATTGGGAACAGTTTTATTTTTTTTTATTTCATTTAATCATAAATTTTTTATTTTATTTGATTATGACAAAAATATTTATGAAAAAACATTTATTATTTTAATGATTTTTAAATTAATTGCCATTATTTTATTTTCTTTTTCATTTTTTAAAATTGTAGTTATTATAAAACCAGCTGCTGTAAATAGTCTTAGTATTGTAGATTTAAATTTAAAGGGAAAGTCAAATTTAAAAAAAATTGAACAACAAATTGAAATAGCTGAATACTACGGAGAAATGAAAAGACAAATTGATAATATAACTATAAGACAAAGTAATTACATAAAAGAAGCTTTTGTTTCTGCTGTATTATTTTGGATAATATATTTTATATTTTTGATAGGAGGTGAAATATAATATGTCATTATTAGATAAAGATAAAAAAATTAAGAACTCTAGTAAAAAAGATAAAAAAACAAATGATTTAATTAAAAATACATTACCTCTTGATGAAGGAATGATAATTGGTTTTTATCCTTCTGATAAAAATGAGTTAAAAAATACTACTAAATTAATGTCTGAATCAGTTGATGGAACTAAAGATTTAAATAAAAAAGAAAATAATAAAAAATAATAAATTTTTTTATAGAGGTTTTATGCCTCTATTTTTTATTGAGAATACTTACTTTGAATTATTTTTATACTCACATTTACAATAGTAAAACTTGCTTTTTTAATAAAAGTATGATATTAATTAAATCAATTTAGATATACAACATAAATATTTATTTTAGTAAATAAAATTAGAAGGAAATTTTATGAACTATGAATTTAACTACAATTATCTAATAAAAATAATTTCAAAAGAAAAAATTATATATGAGAATGCTGAATATAAAAATATTATTGCTAAGTTTTGTTATTCAGATAAGAAAACATTCAAACAAGGTTATGAGAAACTTTCTAAAAAATATAATGATGAACAATATGAAATTCTTACATATCAAAAAATAAGG